TTATTCCCCGACTTGCTAGGTAATCTTCCGCCAGAGAGATGCTTCCCGCGTACTTGCTGGTGGCTCTCCCCAGTAATTCCTTCTGCGATAGACTTTGCTTCACGTATATCACACCCTTCTTTCTTAGCAATTATTTGAATGCTATTGCCTTGCATACCACACGCGAAGCAATTGAATATATTCTGTCTTGTATTGAAACTTGCACTTGCATGGCTATCATTATGGAACGGACACTTGACATTGACTTGACCAGATGCACGCGTAATGTTGGCACCGTAGTGCTTCAACACCGATACTATGTCTGGTAAATCATCCACCAAATACATCGCCCAACCTTAATACTAAATACGAATCTGCTATCGATTTTCCCCGCGCTTTGATAAGGACTGCTGGTAAGACCTTGCTCTTATCAAGTCCTCTTGCCTCCGCGTAATGTGTTGCTTCGAGTTGGGCTTCTTTTGTCCATCCACTAAGGTCAATGGCGTTGCCTGCCCCTGGTGCTTTACATTCGATAACGCCAATGCTACCAAGGAAGTCTGAGCGGACAACAACGTCTCCCTCATCTTTTGCACCTGTTCTAGCAAGTCGCTCAGAATCGTATCCATTTGCTCGAAACCAGTCTCTGATGTCCGTTTCAAAGGTTGCACCTCTAGCCTTGTGGCTCTTCCGTGTTGTCATCTTCATCCCCAAAGTTAGGTACTGCTACGGAATCAATCGATGCACGTAGTGCGTTCTCAAAGTTAGATGTAATAGAATCTGCTGCATCTTGCCAGCCTTGGATGTATGCTTGTTCTAAAGATTTCATTATGTCCCCTAAACATTCTCTGGTATATCATCGATGTACATATATTCTGGATTGAACGCTAGCCATATCATTAAAGTCCCATTCGCATCTGCTCGTCCGTAGCGATTCTTGACTGATGCAACGCCCATCGATGTGCCAACAGTGCCGAGCGTACATATGAGTGCAGGGAGTTGAGAGACTTTTCCTTGGATTGCACTTCTTGGTTGACAAGGATTTCCTGGAACTGCTTCCGAAGTGTGATGTAGTACAACAACCGCTGCATTAGTATCTCTCGCAAGGAACTTCAACTCCTTCATAATTGCTCGCATAGAAGCGAACTCTTCGCCACCATCTGTGGCTACATCCATGAGGTTGTCCAAGATAATGAGAGATGGACTACATCCCCACAACTCCTCAAACGCTTGGACTTCCTCATCGATGTCTTCTAATGTAGGTGACGATTCGAATGACCAGATTATATGACTTCCCTTTTGGAGGACCGCCTTCGTCCAACCAACATCAGTATTAAGTTTCTGCTCTACATCTGATTGACTTTTCCCCGAAATCATAGATGCTAGACGCATAGCCATGGTGTGCGCATTGGTATCTGCTGAGATATACAATGTTGGCACATTAGTCTTAAGTGCAAGTGCTAAGGCTAGGGTTGATTTTCCTGCTCCTGGAGCACCCGCAAACATAGAAACTTCTGAACGACGTATAATAATCTTGTTCTGCTCGAACGCCTTAAATGAACTAGGAAGAGGTTCTCCGCCAATTGAGGCACGTCCTACTGAGCGTACTAGTGTTCTCATTGGACACCCTCCCTAGTTATTTAAAATGGAAATTCTTCTGGTACTAGTTGACTGGCTTGCATTGGTCCGCGCCCTGAGGCATCGGACATACCCACATCGCGTATGGATTTCCCGTCTTGCTCGAGATTCCAGACTTGTACTTGCGAGGTCCATGCTGGCACGTCGGTCCACCCTGTACGGGGGTTGCTGGAGCCATAGCGGACGGAGCCTGCGCCTGGGGTGGAACGGATGAGGCTGGTGGCGTTGTGCCTTGAGTTGAAGGCGATGTCGCTAAAGGGAGCGCTCCGTAAGCACCTACAATCAGCCGTTGTACGGAAGCGACTTGATGAGAGTAGTCACCAATTCCCTCTAGTAATACGCTGAGTTCGTCTGCTGTCTGAGCACGTACGTTAATCATGTCACCCGAAGGGGTCTTATACGATACTTGTAACTTCCAGTCTTCTGCCATTTATTTATCCTTCTTAATCGAGAATTGACAATACTCTGTGAGTCCGCACATGTACTGGCAACTGTTTGTGTTGGGTAAGAATAACCCAGCCTTGCGTGCTTTGTCAAATGTTTCTATGAGGTACTCCATCTTGTCGTAGGTGTACTCAGATAGGTCAACCATCTCAGAGATGTTGTTACCGCGAGACATGTAGTAAGTTCCCCACTTGACCTCGATACCGAACTGTTGTTCGAGACCTAGTTTGTAGAACCCAAGTTGTAGGCTGCTGGTAGGTGTGTTCTGTGAAGTCTTGAGGTCGACGATAACAAGTTCGCCATTGACCTCGAACACGCGGTCGATAATCATCTTGACCTGTACATCGTTGACGACAGGAGTTAGTGCAAGTTCGATTGCCTTGTTGCCATCTGGTGCGGTCCAAATATTCCAGTTGGGATTAGCGTTACGCCAGTTGATGTAACCCTCTACCCATTTGGGTCCTTGGTTCTGCCAGAAGTTGACGTCTTCCTTGTTGGGATTAGCCTTAGTCGCACGACCACCAACGCGAGCATTGGTTAAGTCGGTGTCACCTTTGCATAGGTCCCAAGCGGTATCCCATAGTTGTTGAGTGCTCATCCGTTCTCCTTATCGTAGTTTTCACACGCTAAGTGGAAGGCTGAACCGCCAACAGACCAGACGGATGGGGCTTCTTCTTTGCCCAGGAGTCTACCGAGGTAGTATTGATACCCACACGTGAGGTAGGTAGTGAAAGCAGAGTACGAGATGTGCTCTGGTAGGGTATATTCTTCTAGTTTGATTGACATGGTTCAAGTATAAGACCACAGTTGGTGATTTGTCAATTGTTTAAATAATTGACATCTGAAAATTTATGTGTATAATTGATATATAAAGAAAATATATAAAGGCCTTCGGCCTTGTATATAGTATATAAACTATAATATCTAAGGAGTACTATGTCAAATTTTCTAGAAGTAGCATTGGCTTCACTTACAGGTATAACCGTATTCTATGTCCTTGAGGCAGTCTATTATGATATCAAGGCTCGCATCCGAGGCAAGCAGTACACCGATTGGCTCGAGCAAATAGAGGAAGAGCGCCAAAAGTAACCCTTTAGAAACGACAAAAGACCCCCTTACCCTAGTATAATCACTAAGGTAGGGGGGTTTCTTGTCTTAAAACAGCCTTCTAAGGCGTTTAATGGCTATTCTTGAGCACTACGACCAAACTCTGTAGCAGATGAATCTAGCCACTTGAGGATAGGACCAGCAGCGCCTGCAAGGGCTGCCATTGATAGTGTCTTTAGGTCTGTCTCACCAGCAAGGAAAAGCGCTACGCCAGCGGCTGCTGCTGCGCGAAACCATGATAGTGCGATTTGCTTGAATTGTTCCATGTTTATACTCCTAGGGGTAGGTTACTACTTTGCACCGTGCAACTTGCAACAGGTACAAACTTGGGTTTTGTAAGCCTTCTTGGCTGGCAAAGTGGATAAAGATGCAACTACCTGATTGATAGGCTTAGGTGCATTCATCCACCAGAACCAAGGGCTAGTGTCCCGTCCCTTGTCTTCATTGATAGAAATATGAAGATGCTTGTTGTGCTTATTAGAACCATTGTACTCACGGTCGCCTTCTCTTGAACGCTCGCGTGACCAGATTTTACCCTGGAAAATTAAATACTTAACTCGTTCATCTTCTTTTAACTTCTGGAAGATTTCTACGCAGTCAATGCCACCCTTTGGGTCATGTGTTAAGTCTACTGCGTATCCTGTGTTATGGTCTGAATCAGGACTTTGTTTTTGGTGGGCAGCAGAAGGGAGCAGTCCATCGCTTATCTTCTTTCGCAAAGGCTTCAATGCCGTCGCTTGGCGCAGAACAGCAATTGCAGCAGGTGTGGCTTTCTTGACTACAGTTTTCATTCATTCTTCCCTCGTTGTAACATCATCTGGTAGAGAACTTCTACCTTTTCTTCAAGTCGTATGACCGAATCCTTTAGGCTTGCACCTGAGTTGGGTTTCAATTCATAAAGATAATGCTTAACTAACCATCTTACTGAACCAGCAAATGCCGATACGATTGCGATTACAGATACAATTAGTCCAGCCCAGTTTGCTGCTGTCATTGATTGCGCTCCTAAGAGTTATACGGTACGGATAGTGATTTGAAGGACGCCACCAAAGCCGTCGAAACGCTTGTCTGGTGGGGTTAAACGGGTGAACGTTACTTGTTCAATAACAGCCTGACGAGATTCGCCAGTTGTTAGGTCTTGCCATGTTACTACGTCCCCCGTACCTTCGATATCCTCAAGTAGGCGAATCTTATCGAATGCTCTACCTTCGTATCCTAGAAGTACGTTGTATCTATCTGTTTCAATATCATAGCAGTAGACTGGGAACTGCACTACACGCTGACGTGGAGTAGCAATTGTAGCCCTTGCCTGATAACCTTTGAACTGTGGACCCTTGGTTGAGTCTGTTCCATCTCTGTACATAATAAACTTGTATGCAAGATATTCTTGTGCAGCAGAAGGAGATGATGTTGTTACCTCTGGAGCACCGACCGATGCATCGTAGGAGATTACATCATATACTGTCCCATCCTCATCAACAGTATTGAGTGACATAGAACCATAAGTAAAGTTACCGCGACCTAATAGGCGCTTAAAGTTTTTCTTTTCAAGTGTGTTGTAACGAATGTTACCTGTTTGGATGTACCCATTGGTTACCAAGGTTGATGCGGATTCAAGATATATTGCACCAGCAGTCACATTATAGGCAGTTGTAAAGGCGAGTCGATTAGTTGCCCCGAGAAATGCAACACCAGTTGTGTAGTGTTCTGTTGTTTGCGCAATCTGTAAATCGTTTGCATAAGCAAATCGAAGGGTATCAATCTCTGTACCTAGGTCAAAACGGATAAGTCCACCATCTACAGAACCAATTCCTGCAGCAGCCCAGATAAATCTGTCTCGTCCAGCAAAGTCATAGACTGGCTGGGATGTTTCAACAATAAGCGGTCCGTATTTGAGCGAGCCATCCTGGTCATTAATCTCAGCAGCGCGGACACCTTTGTTGGTTCCAATCATCATGTAACCGACATAGTAATAAAGTTTTTCGACGTATTCACCAGCAGGTAATTCTGCAGCAACTACAGCAGATGTTAATGTTGGCATAACACCAGCAGTTGACAACGTGTACTTTTGAATAGTCGAATAGATGCCTGAATGTCCAGCGGTATAGATAGCAGGGCCAGAAGCCGATACGCTTGTATAATGATAATTAGTATTTGGGTTAGTAAAGACGGCAGTAGGAAGCGCTGTTGCAACTGTAGATAATTCATATACAGAGTTGTTGACGCATAAAATTATTCGGTCTTTAATGAACTCCATAGTAGCATATTGAATTTCAATACTGCCATGTTGGAACATTTGAGTAACGTCACCAGATGCGGATGGATTAGATGAACCAGTAGTTGAGTCACCACTTAATGGCTTCTTAAACATAGTAAGACGTTGATTGCCACCTACTGTTTTATTAGTTATCCAGTAAGCATTAACACCATCATCACAAATAGCAAATACCTTGCGGTCTGTACCAGCAGTGTAGTCAATAAACTTTGTGACAGTGCCTGCTGTTGAAATTTTCTCTACATCAAATTCATCATGTAGTAAGACACCATTAGTGCCACTCCATTGAATTGAGCGAACATGTTGATTGGTGTGTTGATGGTCTGTGCCAACAATAGTTCCATTCGTAGCATGGGTATTAGTTACATCCTTAAGTAGAGTTACCTCTCCCTGTTCCCAGACGTTAACGCCTTGGCTGTCTGCAAAACGATAGTGTCCAAATTCGTCTGCAGTTTGAGGGTCGAAGTAAGTAATCCCTGTACCGCCATGGAAAGAAGACTGTGAACGAATCCACCATCCAGTTAGAGATTGCTCTCCTGGTTCTGTCTGGTTGTCGAACTGGTCTTTACGAAATGGTGCTGTCTGTCTAATGTATGGTCGTGAATCATTGATAGCATAGATGAATGGTAATCCACCAATTGCTACATCATAATTGACGTCGGTATTCTGCCAGATTGCACCGTCAGAAACGATACCAATATCGGTTGCGATGGCTCGCGTTGGACGACCTTCGGTAATATCACGACCAGCCACTTAGACTCCTTAAGGTTTATCTTGCTCTATTTGCTTCTTTAATGTTTGCCAACTCCAGTAGAGACCGTAGTAATCTACGTCTAATGAGAATCGTTTCATATGTCGTACTAGCGCACCTGTATGTGCGTATAACGGAATGCCTGCTTCTTTAAGTTTGCGGAAGAACACGATGTCTTCTCCTACAAACTTATCGCCAATTCCTTCTTGCTCTGCAAACAAAGATTGGTCTGGGTACTTAGCACGTAGTGCTGGTATCACAGACTTGTGCATCAATGTAAAGCCAAGCCCTGCTGAGTCAACTGGTATTACTTGATTCTCAGGCAGTGGATGTACGTGGCGTAGGGTGTGTTCATCTATGTTATGGAACAGAGCAGGAAACGGTTGGGCTAAGGTGCCTTCGTTCTGCTTAGATATAAAGTAAGTACCAGTTACTACTGGCTTACTAATCTTGTCTGCTGCATCCCATACTTTAGTTAGTACATGAATATCCATTACAATGTCTGAGTCAACCCATAAGAGCCAGTCGGTTTTAATCTGGTCTGCCCAGTAATCAAAGAGTACTTGGCGTTGTCTTCCGATTTGGTTACCTTGCACTCGCATACTGTGTGTAATTTCAATACCATTAGCAGGAGCCTGGAGGGCTATAGAAACCATACCCTCTGTGAACTTGCCATCAGTATTGCCGTTGTCACACCAACCGAGTGCTACTGTTCCTTTATTTACTTTAGCCATAGTGTCCCCTATAGTAGATTAACAAGTGAGCGCGTTCGCCCCTGTGCCAATTGTGTGTAGATTTGAGTTGTAGCCACACTTGTGTGACGCATTAACTCTTTTACCGCAATCAAGTCTCCACCTGATTTTTCAAGCATTGTTGTTGCAAAGTAATGCCGAAGGCTGTGAAAATGCTTAGCGTCTTCACCAAGGATGCGACGCATTTCATTGGCTGCCCTACTAGATAACTTGTTAGGAGTTACCTGCCATAGTCTGCCAAGAGTCCCGTAGGACCTAATCATGTCTGAAACAACAGGTGCAATCGGAACTATTAGGTCCGTTCCACCCTTGCCTTGTACCCGTAGGCTATAGCCATCTTCGTGCTCTATAAGGTCAGAGCCCTTAATATTGGCCACTTCCATAGCCCTAAGTCCAGCCATACCACCAAGTATAAACCAGTTATGCAGGGTTGGGTTTTTAGCCTCAGCCAGCAGTTTCTGATACTCGCCCTTGGTTACAGGCTTAGGCACACCGCGCCCTGGCTTAACCTGTGGCAGTTGCTCAGCGGGGTTGTTACCATTGACTAAGCCCATTTTATTGAGGGACTTATAGATGCTTCTCAGACGTGCTACGTAAGTAGCCTTGGTAGACTGTTTGTTAGCCTGGAGTATCACCCGCTCTAGGTCCTCGTAAGTAGCCAGAGCAGGGTGAGAACCCAGCCGTCTAATGATTTGCATATCTTGCTTGAATAATTGCTCTGAGAACCCTGAGGTTCTATAGCGATTATGTAATTGTTCTGCTATCTGTTCAAGTGGTATAATTGTGTCCATACCCTAAAGCATACACACGAATGTTCCACCCGTCAAGTTATTCCGACAGGTTCGGTGTGGATTGTTCCGCCTGTCGGCGGTCGTATTCTGCCTTTAGCATTGAAGTAAATTCCTCGTTGCCGTGGTCAATGATGGCGTGTTCAATGCCTTCAATTGTAGTAATAAAAGTTACGTTATTCATTGTCATCTCCTAAAGTTCCGCGCTAAAGCCAACATAACCCGCACTTGATGTCTTAAACAAATATGGTCTATATTGTGTCAACCCGCTTGCGGTAAGTTCCAAAGTTGTTGCATTGTTGGCAGGTGTATTTAACGCAGCAACGGTAATAGTGTAATTAGCAGTACCAGGTAGGTTTAATTCCAACGCAGAATAATCAAGTGCAGTTGGTGCAACTCGCATAACTGATGGATAAGTTACGCTAACATATGCACCCGTTGTATCTCTGGCATATGCCGTGTAAGGAATTACGTTAGTGCCGCTTAGACGGAAATAGTACCTCTGGCAAGCGGCTAGTTCTCCTTGGATTGTTCCACCGTAAGTTCTGAAAGGTAGTGCAACGCTTCCAATGTCTAACTGTACGCCTGTTACCTCAAAGTAATCTGCTGCTCCTGCTGTTCCTACTGGAGTAAAGGCAAA